AACCACATACCCTACATCAGTTGTAGAGTTATCAACAGGTCCGTGAAATAGTGCAATCTTCTTATTACCAAATAGAGTATCAGCTTTAGGCCAATTATCTTTGTTATCAAATATACTAAATACTGCAAAATCAACATCTCCAATTCCGTAAACTTGCGTATCTTTTAAATACGTTAGATTTGGCAACTTCAATGCATCAACTATTGGAGTAAGTACATCCATTCTATCCGAGTTGTTCATATTACAATCGTGATTACCAGCGATTACAATTGTAGGACATAATTTGTTACATTCCGTAAACAACCAGCTAATCTCACTAACTAATTCAGGACTCATTTCCAATTTAGCATGAGCGATATCGCCAGCTAAGTAGATAATGGAATCTTCCGTTCCTCTTTTTTGTATTTCCTCAAACATTGAGTAAAATACTTGTCTAAACTCTTTGTGTCTTTTAATATTACGGATGTGTATATCCGCAATGTGATAAATTCTCTTTAACCTCATATATTATTTAGTTTGGATAGAACTAAGTCATCCCATCCAGTTTGTTTTGCTCCTTTTAGGAGTTCGTTTACTTTTTTGAATCCCATCTCACCAGCATCCTTATCGGTTGGTATAATGTTACGAACTTTGATTCCGTTCTTTAAAAAGTAATCAGTATGTTTAGTTGAATCTGCAATAGCATCTGAATCCAATATAATTGTTACTTCCTTAACTCCCTTCTCTATAATCTTATTCTTTAATTTGCTCAATAAAAACTTACCAAGCAAAGGAATACAATTTCTCTTAATTGAGAATGAATCAAATACACCCTCACATAAAGTAATGGGTTCATTCCAATTGATTTGATTATCAAATACAATTACATCTCTATTAACAGGCGGATTCTTATACTTCATTCGTTCTTCTTTGTAATATGAACGAGCTACGAAGTAATTTAAATCACCATTCTCATCATATGATGGAACAATAACTCTACCAAAGTATAATCCTTCCGAACAATACCCAATATTGTATTTAACGATATCAGCTTGTGTAATACCCCTTTCTTTTAAGTAATTAATTGCTTGATTGTATTCAGGGTTGAATCCTTTTGGTTTGAAATACAATTGTTTGAATTCTGATGGTAATTGTAACTTAGCTACATATTCATCTTTCTCAACTAATGTATAATCATCCTCACCATAGATATCTTTCAATCTATTAAGGTCTCTTATATCTACATTAAGTTTGCGAAGGAGTGATTGGATACTTCTACCCTTAGAATCACATACCCAGCAGTGCCATCTTTGAGTATCTAAGTTTACTTGAAGTTTCTTCTTATGGTGATTACAAAATGGACAATGATGTGCTTGTTCATTTCCTTTTAAAGATGAACCTACACCCAATGCGGTGTCCAAAATGTTAATGACCGTTAGTTTATTCTTCCCAGATAGCATAATTGGTATATTCTATACAAATATACAACTTTTTTGGGAATTATCCAAATTAATGATTGGAATTCTTTACATCGTAAAGGAAGTCTACCAAAAACTGCATTTTTGCTGCAATTGGTGCTTTTGGTTGGTTTGCTTCCAACATTCCTTTAAGGTCTTTAATAGATGCTGCTGCAATCAATAGTGCATCATCTTTTGAGTTTAAATAAGCTTCGGAGATTCCGTACTTTTTTGAGATTTCAGGTATTGTCATAACTTTAATTTATAATATCCCTACGGAAGAACTTTCCCATAAGGTTTTCGTTTATTGCTTGTTCGTTGGCAAGGACATCGTAATGAAACTGCCATTTAATTTCGTAATATGATAAAGATTTCTTTGAAAAACAAAATTGAATTATTTCTCTTTCAAAGTATTCAGCGTTTCCAGCCTTTACTTCTGATTTAATCCATTCGTTTGATGAATAGTACTTTTCCCAATCGGATGCTTTCTTTACAACCCTTTTACGAGTCTTTCCTTTAAGGGGTTTCAATCTTCTAGTTTGAGATAAGGATTTTTTTCCTATATAAAATCTATTAGTTCTAATATCAACTATCTTATAGACAAATCCAACCGCACCTTCAGGTGTGGTTTCTTCTGTAACAATATTTCCATTAAATTTCCAACTCATTGATTATTTCTTTGTAACTACCTTAGAATAAATTTTATCACCTGGTGAGTAAGATGGTGCTACAAATCCAGTTGGTAGTTTACTAGCAGGCATAGCTCCAATAGTACCACCTCTTTTTTCGTTTAAAGATTTTTCAGTAAATACTTCTTTATCCCCTGTTTTAAAATCAATTTGACCAAATGTACCATCGGTTAATGTTTTTGAATCAGAGCCACCTTTTGAATAAGGAGTTTCATCTTTATCTTTAAGGATTGTTTTGAAAGCTCCTTTTGATGCGTTGTATAAATCTACTATTTTTGACATTTTTTTCTATTTTACTAATATAAATATAAAACTTTTTACTTTAAGTATCAAAACGAACTATAAAGTTTATTGGATAATCTGGTAATGATTTAATTGGTTGTGGTAATTTAGCTACAGCCACCATATTTAATTCATCATCATATAATCCAATTGTTGTAATATAAGGTGCTAAATAAGAACCAGTTGGGTCAACAGAACCACTATATAAGTAATCCGCAAATCCACCAACCTTTAACGGATTTATTGTAGAGCGTATATTATGTAGTTTTATTCTACCAATACTTCCATCGTAATCAACAGCGGTTGGATTTTGAGATACATTAAATTCATTTTCTAATACAGATAAAAATATTTCATTCTCAAATATTGTTTTAGTAGAGCGAAAATTTAAAGTAAATTGAGATAAAACAGAACCACTAACTATATCTTTAGCAACAACTATCAATCCCCTATCATAAAAGATATTACCTTTGATATTACTACCAGAATCAATAAGATTTGAATTTCCATCATCAGTATATATTCTACCTAATTGCTCATCTTCTAATACAACTGTACCTATTTTTATACCCTCACCATAATATCGTTGAGGTACTGAAAATACTGCTATATTATCTTCTAAAATTCTCTCATCTTTAGATGCATATGATTTTCTTAAACCTACTTCTGTTAAAATAGATGCAGTTGCTGCATTTGTGTAAAACTGGCTTCGTATAGATGCATGTATTACCTTCTTATTAAACCCTTGACTTTTAGAATCATATTCAGGATCTATAAAAGTACCATCACCATTTTCTCCAAAAATTGGAAAAATATCGTTTTCATCTAATGTCCATTCTTTATAAACCTTAATAGGTCTTACAATAATATCAGACTTTGGAATTTCTTTAATCATTTATTCTTCCGATTTGTATATAAATATTGTTTAAATGAAAAACCCCCAATGATGGGGGTTCTCTTTATATTATTTCTATTTTGATTAGAATGATAATTTAACTTTAATTAAAACTTCCTTATCAAATGATTTAACAATTGGTTGAGATGTTTTAGCCACCGCAATTAACTCATTTGCATCATTGAAAAGTCCAATTGTTGTAATGAAAGTTTGTGGGTCAGTTTCAAATGTACCTTCTACAAAGAAACCATCTAAATCTACATATGTAGGATTATTAGAATAGTTAAATTCTCTATTTGTTGCTCTTACAAAGAAGTGTTGAGTAGAAATGTTTTCAGTTCTACGTGCTTCAAAATCAGCACCAGCTTCAATAGCTTTAATTAATCTAATTTGATTAAATTGCTCTGATGCTTGTGAGTGAGAACCACTAATACTTCCGCTTACTAACATAGTACCATCTTTAGTATATACTCTAGCAGGTGCTAAAATATCACCAACAACAGAACCAATTGCTTTAGCGTTAAGAATAACAACTCCTCTATCAGGATAGAATAAACCATATCCTTCCCCAGTCACGGGCTTACCAACTGCTAAGTCAGTAGCTGTATCGGCTTCGTTCTTAATAGTAGCTTCGTTTTCAGTTCCTAAGTTCAATGAACCAGAAACAACTTTGAATACTCTACCACTTAAACCTAAGTCATCTCCAAATTTCTTACCACTATTATCAATAAATGTGAATAAGCCATTTGTACCTCTTATCTTTAATGACCAGTTACCAGCATCCATCTTTTCTCTAAATCTATTTCTAGCTATGTTAATTGCGTAGATACCATTTGCATCAGTTGCAACGTTAGCTGAGTTTAAGAATGAGAATTTAGTATCAGTTGGGTCTAACAACATTGCTCTATATTGAGCGTAAGTTGCTTTAGTTGCTAATAAAGCATTATCGTTATCAGCTAGGTTCATAGAACCACTACCATTAACGTGTCCATATGCTACTGCAAATTGAACTTCTTCATTATCTCCTAAATCAGGATTACTATTATATACGTTAAAATAATAGTATCCACTATTTGTTGTTGTTTGACTTGATGCAGTATAGAATGCTGTTAATGAACCAGAATCTCCAGTCCATAATCCAGTTGTTACTACTTCTACTTTTGCGTTTACTTTATCAAATTCACCGAATCTTTTATAAATACCAGTTGAAATACCAGCACCTGCAGCAATTTGCTGTCCAGCCGGTAACACAGTATTTAATAATGCTACAATTTCATTTGAGTCCAGTGTACCCGTATTAGCTAAGTCTCTAATTTGGGCGGTTACATTAGGGTCGTTTATTAGTGCCATTTGTTATATCTTTTTATTATGCTTTATAAGTTACAGTGATAGGTATAGTTTGAGAACCTCCAGTTTCGTTACCATATACAGTTACAGTTGTTGCAACATCAATTGTTAAGTTTGGATTTGGAGTGAATCTAAATTCTAAACCACTAGCAACTTGTGCAGTTGTTGTTATTTCCTCACCTAAGAATACAGGTACACTTCCTACTGCAGTTGCTCCTCTAGTTACAGTTATTGTACCAGCTCTTGTATCAGCTAATACCATAGTGTATCCAGCATTTGTATTTCCAGCAGGAGATGTTGTAGGTAATAATGCTACACCACCTTCACTTTGGTTTACACTAATTGAAGGTACACCCAATCTTACAGTTGGGATTTGAGTAGTTCCTTTTGGAAGGGTTACTAACTTATATCTTAATACTTGAGTCTCATCAGGAGATGCTTCCGTTACAGGAATAGCTCTGATTGCTGAATCGTAATAAGCTGAACCTTTTGGATGCGCTGGTTCATAAAGCGTATAATCAATTTCATCATCACCCAAAGCGAACTTTGTAATGTTTAATGATTGACCGGATGCTAATTTTTGTCTACCTTTTTTGGTAAGAATTGCATCTACTGTGATTTCCGAGTTATCTAAATATGCCATTTGATATTGTTTTTTAATTCTTTATTATCTAAAATAAATATAACTATTTAATATTTTCAAATTAATCAACCTCAAGTATTGGTTCACCACTACCTCTACCAGTCTTAGCCACTCTAAGAATGTTAGGATTAGTAGTAAATGTTTCTACTGGGGATAGTCCATCTGGTGTTGTTGCTGATGTTTGCGAAGAGCCTTTAAAATACATTCTTTGTAATCCTTCTCCTAAATTATTAACAAATTTATAGTGTGTAGGAAAATATCCATTTAACGCTTTAATTTGAGCAATTTCGGGACTAATAGCTATACTTCCACTAAAAGGTAATGTAGATACTTCATATTTGTATTTTATTACATCAATATCAGCGTATCTAACTCTTTCACCCGGTTGTGACCCAGATATAGGATATCCTGCTATTTGAGTTGATACTTTTTGAGTATATTGTTTTTTAACAAGATATATATTTTGTCTACTTCCTGTTGATTCCGAATTTCCAAATATACTATCAAATTTTCTAATAATACCAGTACCACGATTAGCATATAATCCAAATCCAGCATTTGCTAAAGAATTTAACTCCATTCCAATTTGTTCAAATGCAAATGAATCAACTTCACCAGTTAATGTTTCTCCAGTTGGACATTCTATAAGTGTATTATAAAATGGTGCGTTTGCTTCAACAATGTTATCAAAATTATAATCAATAGTACTATCATAATTTGGATTAAATCCTTCCAATGAATATACATCGTTAGCATCAACTACAGAATCGTAATTATTTTTTTCACCTGTAATATTACTTATATTAGTTGCATCTAAATTACCTTCTTTTGATTCATATGAAGATTCTATTTCATTATTATCCTGTATTGATACGATACTTTCATAATCATTTCTTTCAGATTCAGGTTTTTTCCACCTCGTCTTACTTCTTTCTAAATAGTGAGGTTCTATTAATAAACCTTTAGAAACCTTTGCTCTAGCCGGTGCTAAATCAGCAAGTACATCAAACAATGATTTATCAATATATCTTACTAACTGAATATATTCATTTATGTTTCTATCTAATCTTTCAAAATAGTAATGTCTTAATGTATCTAATTCTCTATATGTATCCTTATATTCATCCGATGGGTCACCTATATAGTTATCTATATTAAACTCTCCAAATGTTTTTAAGATATCCATATTCAACTCTTTAATTGGAGAAAAGAATAGCCCTAAACGATTTGAATCTATTGGAGCTCTATCAAATGATTTTTTAGTTGCTCTATTTCTATAAGAAAGGTCTGTTACTAACGTTTGGTCTTCAAAACGAATTTTATTAGCAAACCCAAATCCAACAGATGGAACATCTGCGGTTACAGTTCTTTCGTATGGAACATATTGATATGGATATACTGATGCCGAATACATATTTTCTGCATATGCAACATCTTCACCATAATTATCACTAATTGATACATTTTTTATTCCAATATTTTCAGTAATAGTTCTATCTTTTGGATATTCAAAATCCAAACGGAATATTAAATCCGCAGTTGATGCTGTGTATGAGTTGCCATTAATAGCATCTGGGAATAATGTATGATTTTCAAACTTACTTCTTTGTAATGGAACAGTCCATAAACGGAATTCATCAAAGTTACCATTAAAGTTATCTCCGCTTAAATGTAGGAAGCTTCCAGTTTCCCATTGATTATCATCTGTCAAAATTGACATACTCACAAATGTAGTAATTCTCTTTCCATCAGATGCCGCTAACCAAACTTCATATAAAGAAGAATTACCAGGATAGTTGTATCTATTAATAGCTATGTTTGAATAATATTCAGTTGAAATTGGAAAATCTAAACTTTGAGTTACTAAATCAGTACCATATACATATTCAATAGTTGTTTCTATATATGGAGTACCAACACCACTAGCAATAAAGTAAGGATTAACACTAGAATCGCCACCAAAGTTTAATTCTAATTTAGCAAAAGAACCAGTTGTTTGTACCAAATCCAAATTCCATTCACTACCACTAATTAAAGTATATGATGGATTTGGTGTTGAATTTGGAAGTATTCTAAACTCTACACAATTTGGATAACTTAAACTACCAGCATTATATTTCCAAGGAACTTTTACTGCGGAACTACCACTTAGATAAAGTGCTGCTGTCCTATCATCAAATGTAAATTTAGTACTACCACCTTTTGTTGGATCTTGTGGTCCACCAAATTCCATTATTGTTAATAACGAAGAAGGTACGCCATAACAAGCCATCACAGCCTTCATAGCTCTACCAGTTCCTTTATGTTTTAATATGTATGGAAGGTTATTTAATATTCTTCTCCAAACTTGCTCATTTGCATCTTTAAGAGGCATTGAATATTTTTGAAATCCTTCTTTATTTGTACCAAATATATACTCCCATAAAAATTGAGAATCGAAAGCTTTTTTAGTATTCCATCCTAAAGATTCAAGCATATGCTGAACCAATGTATTTGCAATTCCTTTTGTTTCGGAAGCTTCTAATTGTTTCATTTTCGAAAGTCCGCCAATATAAGCCCATATGATATCAAAGTGTTGACCTATCATATGTAAAAATGTAGAAAAATCCGTATTATCTGAGTCCTCCTTTATAAATTGAGGAATGTTATTTGTTAATAGATTTGGGTTAAATATATCATATCTACCAGACAATAAGTATAAATTAGAATACCAATTTAAAACGTCTTGATGTGTTGTTTCTTTTAGAATGTATGTTCCAAGTCCAGTTGTAGGATGTATATATAAAGTTTTTGGATATGCTAATGCATTAGTTGATGTATATAAAAATTTTTCATATCCATCTAATCCTCTTATAGTTTCATTTAATAATCCAAATATCTTTTTGGCCTCATTCATTTGAGCAACCCCTTGATATTGTGCAATTTCCCATTGTATATCAAATATACCATCTTCGGTAATCATCTGATATCCATCTTGCGTTATTATACCTCCATCATATCCTTCAAATGGTGGTATAAAAGTTGTTGTTAATCCTTCGTATCTATTTTTATAATATTCAATTAATTGTACTTTGTAAAAAAAGTTATCTAACCTTTCTGCTGCAGAACTAAAATTTATAAAATTTTCAAACAAATAAGTAGAACCACTTACATATTGAATATTTAATTTAGATGTATCTATTCCAATTGAATTAGCATATTGATTAACTAAATCATTTGATGTAACTGAACCACTTGCTACTAAATCTTCATATATTTGGTATTCAATTCCATTATCGGGCTGTAAAGAAAAATTTGGTCCTTTTATTGTATTACAAACTTCAGTTGTTTCAGTAACTAATCTAATAGTTTCAACTATTGGGTTTGATATCAGTTTAGATATAAAAATTTCTTGGTTCGTTTGAACTGTAGTTGGTACTGGTTCATATAATTTAGCAATCAAAGAACCTTCACTACCTGTCCATGTAGTAATTACTTTAGTATCTCCGTCAGGAAAATGTAGTAGATGCGTTAAGTATTTTGATGTTTCTTTAGAAAAAATAGAATCATCTAATTGAGATGAAAAAATATCAGCAATTCTATTAATAGCTAAATTTCTAGGTATTTGATTCGTACCTTTATTAAAATTAATTTTAACTACTTCGGTCTTACCAACAACTTGTTCAACACCACTAATATTATATGGAACTAATTTTAAAATTAAAGAAATAGTTTGTGCATCTTCAGATGCATTAATACCACTTACATTTAAAAGAGTTTTTAAATTTAATTCTAATTTACCATCAGATTTTTCTTGAATAAATGTAGTTGAATCGCCTACATATATTCTTACAAAATCAGTATTTTCTGATTCATATTCGATATCAAAATTTACGTTTGTACCAGCATAATCAGGACCAACTAATTCCGATGGATATATTATATTTCTTAAGTCAGGAACACCAACATAAAATTCATCAACAACAGATATACTAGTTTGAATCGAATCACCATCACCATCAACATTCGAAGGAACTATAAATACTTTATAATTTCCAATAGTTTTAAATGCTTCGGCTGGTATTGAAATTATTGCTGGTCCTTTACTTGCATTCAACACACCCAACAATCCTCCCGATTTTGATGTTAAAAATTTAACATCATCAAATTCAAATTTAGATTCACCTACATAAGCTGTTATTTTTGTTATTGGAGAATCATTTAAACTAGTAATAGTAATTGGATATTCCGCTTTACTATTAAGATTATATTTTCTAATTTGAATTGGATTTTCAAATTGAATTATAGGAGAAGTATTTTGTACAGTTGAAAATTGTTCCGATACTATATCAATAACATAATTGTTATCAAGAGTTATTTTAGTAGTTAAACTTTCTAAATTTTCAGGAACTAAAGTAGATGGCTTAAATCCTTGTGCAGTTGCAACAATTTTATTTACTTTATATAAATTTAAATTAGTTGAACTTATTGAATATGTACTACCAATATCAGATACTATTGTATTTCTTCCTTTAAGTAATTTTGTAAAATCCGTACCACCATCCTTTGAAACTATTACAGAATTATCAGGACCATCTAGTACAATAGTTAATATATTAGTGGATGGTGAATTTGAATCATTTTTTTGCCCAACTGTTTGAGTGGTAACTTCAAAAACTAATTCTTTTATTTCATTATTATCTAATGTACCATCGGTAGATTGTAATACACCATCTATATATTTTTCTATTTTGAAAACATATGCAGGTGTTTGTGTGTATATCCTTTTATTTCGTTTTGGGCCAATGTTTATTAATGAATCCTGTTGTATTAAATCATTTTCATAGCTATCAAGCGCAGTTTCGTTAAAATCAGGATTTTGAATAGCCGTTACTATATATGCAGTTGTAGAAGTATATCCTTCTTTTTGTAATGTAATTGTTTTAGAACCATCCTTTACAACATCGGACAATCTAAATCCTAATGTATTAGGTGTTGTTTTATATGTGTTTTCACCATTTACAAATACAGCTGCTCCATTTTGGTTTGCTGATATTTTAAAACTTACGTTTGAATTTTGATTTACAGTTCCACCAGTATCTTCTCCACCAAGAGGAATTATATTATCTGAATTTGTTAATATACCAACCCCACCATTTGGTAATATAGCTCCAGCAACAGGATTTCTATCTGTAAAAAATCCTAATTTTTTATTTCTTTTTTCTTCAGTAGTTGCTGTATCTTGGTCTGTAATTGTTTTTCCAGAATCTAAAGAATCTTTTTTCTTAAATATTTTTCCTAATAAAGAATTTGCCGCAGATGGTAGTGATTTTTTCTTTTTACCCAAAAGTCTAGATACAACACCGCCAACAATATTAACAGGTCCACCAATTATACCTCCAATTAACTTCTTACTTCGTTTATTATCTGCCATTAGTTATAAATATTTATAAAAGTAATTGTTGATTTTGCATTGCTTCTACTGAACCATTATCTCCGAAGCCTTCATTTCTAAAACCACCATTCAAAATTCTCATATTACCCGACATTCCAACTCTACCACCATATACTCCATCATTTAAAGCATCACGTCTCAATTTAGCTTTAGCTATTGCTGGTTTTATGTTTGGTTCGTTTGTTTCTTCTTGAATAGCTTTTTCAAAACTCAATTTTTTAGAAGCTTCTACTGCGGTTTTTAAAACAGCTTTAGATACTACTGGACTTGCGGTATCTACTGTCAAATCAGATGTTTTTGTTTGTAATATTTTTTCAGAAGTATCTAAACTTTCTATTTTTTCGTTTTTTCTAGAACCATATCTCACATCTGGTATTGAAAGGTATTTATTTATAGCGTTTACTAATAATTTCTCAACTGACTTCCTAACATCATCCTTACTTAAAGATAAAGCTGGTTTAAACGGAGTTGGAAGTCCATAATTCATATCGTTTATATCTGATATTCTTCCAGTAAATTCATTAATTGCCGATTCTAAAAATTTATTGTAAACTTGTGTTGAAAATATATCTATACTTTGTATTTTATACTCACTTGCAAATCTATCAAACCATGTATTTCCATATTTTTGTTTAAGTAAACTTCCTATATTGCTTGGATTTATTCTTTCAACATATTCTATTGCAAATTTTGCCACATCATCTCTAAATTCACCACCACTTAATAGTAAATTAAATCGTTGTTTAAGTTCTGGGTTTATTTCCATTCCTTTTGTATTTGGAAATAATCGTATTTCTGTTCTTGATGGTGATATTTCCGAAATCCATAATTTATCTAAAGTTTTTTCACTTCCAGCTCTTTTATTTATAAGAGTTATTTGTGTTTTAAATATACCATTAGAATAACCAGCTTCTCTTAATAATCTTTCAGCATCAATAAAATACTCCGAAGGAAATTTATATCTTTGAAGTAATGTACCTTCCGCAATTAAAAAATAATCGCCTATATTTTGAGATGTCATTGGAATATATCTAACTAAACCGTATGATGATTGTGGTAATTGATTATCATTTGAATCATAAATTATAAATTCAATACAATCACTATCACTTAATCCAAAGAAAGATTGAACAGTTCCGTTTTCAAATATCTGTCTATCATTGGACTCAATACGATATCCTTTGTTTTGTAATATTTCTTTAAATGTTTTTATTGCCATTTTTATTTCTTTTTCTTACGCATTCTAAATGTTAATGTACTACTTCCACCGGGATTTTTTAATATTATATTACCATCATAATCCTTATCTTGGCCCGCAATTGCTCCTCCTAAAATCCCTCCACTACTCTTTGGGTTTTTAGTTGCTGCTTTTGCTGTATCAACTACCAATGTCAATACTTTGGTTTCTTTTGGTTGAATTGTTATTGGAGAAGTTTCTTTTAATAAATCTTGAGCTTCTTCTTTTACTTCAACAGTTACAGCCGTATCTTTTGGATTATATATTTCAATTTCAGGACCATTTACCCAATTAACAGAAAGACCAGCAGTTACTTCTACTCTTAAATCCTTATCATCAGGCGCTCCTCTCTTTACTATCTTATATGTAATATCACCAGACCCTTTATGCCCATCAGCTATTTTAGATGCTTTACCTTCAATTTCTTCTTTATATGTTTTATTTTGCTCTTCTAATGCTTGAGTACGAGCGGTAAGCGATACTCTCTGAATTGCTTCGGATGTTGCTTTTTGAATTGCGTTTGATAAGTCTTGTATAGTTGATTGTACTTTCAAATTAGATTGTTCACCTTGATTTGTTGCAGATGCAGCTACTATACTAGAATTATCAATTTCAACTCTTAAACTTTCTGTTACAATTTGTAATTCAGATACTTTTGATTGTAAATCAGCAACTTCACTATTTAATCTAATAACCTCAACAGTTAAATCTATTACAGATTGTGTTACAGGATTATAAATTCTTCTTGGTACTGTATCTTCTAATGGAACCGGGTCAATTGGTAATAATTCTATAATTACAGTATCTACCGATTTTACTAATTCATTTTCATTATAAATAGGTCTATTTAATTGACCTGATATGATACCACCACTTACAGATGCTTCAAATGTATGAATACCATTATCATTCTTTGTTCGTATGGCTAACGAACCACTTGTGGCTAACTCACCAATAAATTGCTCATTTCGTAAACCTGTATTTGCCATTTTTATTACTTTATAATATTGAATACTATTTCGTCATCAAAAAATTGAGTACTATCATTTAAATCTATTTTAAATTCTATTTTATATGCCCTATTAGCTTCCCAATTTGTTAAATTTAAATTTATATAATTACCAGAAGAATCACAACTAATTTTTGAATATTCTGAAAATGGTATAATCACATCTTCGGAATTAAAATCTTTTATTTGGTAATATGTAGTTTGTGGTAAATATTTTATATCAGCGTATTCAAATGTATTTGAAAATGTTTTTAGTGGATACATATCTCTGCCAAAAATTCTTAATTTATTAATAGTTCCAACTTTATATTCTTTTTTTAAATTAGTTATTCCTACTTTAATATTTTCAGAAGTTATTGGATTTAAACCTGCTGTTGTAAACTTTTGGTCATCCCAACCTATTCTTATTTTTGGTTGATATATAGTGTTTGTTTCTTTACTAAATAATTTAACAATACCATAATCCAATGAATCATCTTCAACTTCAGCTGAGTGTTTTATTATCATACCTTCATTTGAAATAGAACCGCTAATCCATACTCTAAGCATAGATAATACATCCATATTTATGTCAGCTGTTTGATAATTAAACGATTGATATGCGAATGGTGTTTTATGCCAAACTCCACCTTTACCAGCATATGAACCAGTGGATGTATTTAAAAATGCATTAGTAGGTAACCAATCTAATGTAGAATCACCTTCTCTATAATTCCAAGTTACTCCTTGTGTTGATATTTCATCAAATCTAGTACCATTGCCCATTTGCCAACTTTGAGAAATGGGATATGCATATAATGTATATTCCAATGGAAGTTCTTCACTTTTAGTTTCTTTTAAAATAAGAGTTGCTGAACTCATAGATATAGAAGTGTTTGCTAAAGATGAGGATAGATATCCTACATCAAATTTAAGTAATGCTCTAGATTTATCTCTAATATTACCATAGAAAACTTTACTAACTTCCAATATCTCATCCAATCCAGTATTTTGGTTTGGTTGTTGAAGATATACCGATGCATCTTTTGATGCTGTTAAAAAATAGTATGCCATTATCTTACTCTGCCTTTTATGTCTGCATCAGGAAACTTAATTTCAAAAACCGATGGGTCTAAAGATGGATATACAATCTTATCTTTAGTTGCCGCAATTATATTATATGAATGAGGCGCATAATTACCACCACATTTATTTGTTAATTCCAACATAGGAACAGATGATACTCCTTCAATATTTGCTAATAATAATTCAACTTCACTTAAATTAATAGTCTGATTAAATGTCATATTTTCTATTCCAAAATATTCTTTCAATGAATTTATACATTGTATTAGTATTTCCGTTTTATTATAGTTTGGATAACATATAATTTCAAAATTTATTCCAATATTAATTACAAAGCCATCTAATAAATTAACACCATCTGTTAATATTTTATATTCATTTAGATATGTTTTTAAATTTTCTTTAACTGCTCTATTAATATTTGTCAAACTTCCATCTGAATCATATCCTAACAAATATAAATTAATTGCAAATGGATTATTTTTTTCATTTTCATTTGAAGTTTTTCCAACTAAAAATTTTGTGATTTGTTCTTTAACAACTGCTTGAGATGGTTCTTCCGCGTCTGGTTTATTTACAAAACTCATTACTAAATCAGTAAATTCTTGCAAATGATTAGGTGATGCTAATATAGATGATGGTGAATTATTATCCAATGTACCATCAGCAGCAGCGTAAGCTTTTGCAATAGCTCCAAATTTTGAAGGCATTGATAGTACTCTAATTTGATAATCTTTTGCAGTTACTGCTCTATTTTGCGCTGAAAAGTTAGCTAATGCGTTTTCTCTAATTTCATTTATTGTATCACCACTTCTACCACCAGTTGCTGGAATTTCATTATCAATAGCAATAGTTTCTTTCATTCTAATATATAAAGATAATTGCTGTGAGTTAAAGTAGCTAGTATCTTCATCAAATTGAATACTATCTATTGTATTTATTGTATTTGCAGGCACATTTGATACTATACCACCTCCTATTAAATATTTAACAGTAATAGTTGTATTTGCTGGAGATGTACCATATGTTTTTGTTTTTAAAAAATTTGTTGGGTCAAATGATTCTTCCAATCTACTAATAGAGTTTGGTAATCCCAATCCAACATTTTTAAGATTTGGTATTAATAATTCATCCGATGCAGTTGAATCGCCTGTTCCGAATTGTAGAGTCATTGTTCCATCATTATTTACATTAGCTACAAATCGTCTTGGTGTTTTTAATGTTTTTAATATAAATGGAATTGTTGATTTAAATTGATATAAATCAGGATCATTTGCTTCAGTATTTGGTTGCTCAATAAATACCATTTCTTGTGCTAAATACGGAACTTCATACCATTTATTATTATTAGAATCTCTACAATCTAATATTTCTATTATATTATTTTCTGGTAATTCAATTCTTTGATATGGTGAATATGAACCAAAAGAAAAGTCCTTTGATACAACAGTACCAGCCGTTGCATCTACATATTTTTTTATAAGATAATAAGTAGGTTCTCCAGTAGTATTATCTCTTTCATATACTGTAATTTCTCTGTTGTTTTCATCTGAAAAATCAACAATATCTTTTGTTATGAAATTAATTCCATTTACGCTTGAGTGAGCTAGCATTCCAGCTTTAATTCTAATATAATATTTTGAATCAGGTATATTATTTGCACTTACTCCAATTGATGGTACTAATTGATATACAGATAATTTTGTTACAGATGGTGCAGTTACCTTTGGTTTGTATCCTAAATATCTAGCTAATGGTATTACACTTTGTATATCATCTGCATATAGCATTAATGATTGTTTAAATGTATCATCTATATAATATGATAATGTATCACCTACATAAGATGCCATTTCAATAAACATAGTACCGGGAGATGCTTCACTAAAATCATTATACGTTTTAGGAAAGTAAGTTTTTGAAAACTCAATTAAATTATCTTTAAAAGAATTAAAATCTTTATTAAGATATTTTATATCTTTTCCTTTGTTTTTAAAATTTGTATTTGTATTATTAAGTGCCATATCTTATGCGTTTACATTAAATTCAACATTAAAATCTTGTCTATTATAATTAGCTGTAAATACAATACTAACATTAATCGAATTATTATTTTTCATTTCGTCTGTTGCTTCTATGTTTATTTCTTTAATACTTAATTGAGGTAACCATGTTCTAATAGAATTATCAATTGTATCGTATATTTTTTGTTCAAGTTCTTCATCATTTGGTTCAAATAATAATCTATGTAAATTAGTACCAAATGTAGGTTGTGCTAATCTTTCTCCTTTTTTAGTTAAAAGTAAATTTCGTACATTTGATTTTAATTGTACTAAATTATCATATGATTGATTAAAGGTATTAGTTGACATTTGTAATGGCAATGTTAATCCTATTGCATAATCATTTATTTCTTGATTTGCATTAGTTACTACATATGTTCCTAATATTACTGCCATTATTTCTTTTTAAATC